CGCGCAGAACATCGCTATCCAACCGGCTGTTGCACCTTTGGCCGATGCGCTGCTGAAGTCCGCAGGCTACACCGACCAAGACCTGCCGCCGATTGTGCCGGAAGTCCCGCAAGGTCTGGACGTGATGCCGCCCGAGCGCAATACCAATCCGCTCACGCCCGCTAATCCGGCTGTCGGGATGGAGGCGGGGATCGAGGGCGGTGAAGAACCGGGCTTCGCTCAGTGATGGCAAAGCTGCACATCGAGCGCGAGTCCCAAACGTGGCGCTACATCGTGGAGCGCACCGAAGAACGACTAGCAGAGCTTCGCCAGCGCAATGACGGCGAACTCGATCCGATTGCGACCGCAAAACTTCGTGGTCGCATCGCGGAACTCAAAGAATTTGTGCTGGCGATGGGCAAAGACCCATCCCCGGCGTTTGAGATGGACGAGAGCTACTAGCTCCCCTCTGTCACGCAAGAACCGGCCCGCCTCGTGCGGGCTTTTTTATTGGAGTAACCCATGAGCCAGGAAGAACAGCAGACCGAACAGCAAGCCCACGACGAGTTTGAGGCCGGTTTCAACGCCGTCCGCAGCGGTTCCGACGAGCAAACGCCCGAACCGAAAGAACAAATTCCCGTTGAGCCGCAATCGGAAGTCGCTGAACAGCCTGAGACACCGAAAGCCGACGCCGAACCGGAAGCAGAAAAGCCGGTGCTGGCAGGGCTGACGGAAAGCCAGATCAAAACGCTGCTGGAACGCGCAGCCCGTGTGGACGACATCGAGAAGCAACTTCGTCAAGCGCACGGCAAGATCGGCGAACTTAATGGGACGCTGAAGGAACTCAAAACACCGAAAGCACAGCCGACGCACGATGCGCCCGCTGAAGACGGTGATGTTGAAGATGACTTCGAGCGCGATTTCCCGGAAGTCGCCCGCATCGCGCGCAAGGTCGCAGCCGACGCAGCCAAGGCAAGTGCCCCTGCCGTCGCGCCTGCCGATTACCAGCGCGAAATCCAAATGGCGCTCATGGACACGTTGCATGACGGATGGCGCGAAACCGTCACGTCACAGGACTTCGCTCTGTGGCTGGCAACGCAGCCCGAAGACGTGCAGCAGACCTACCACACGACCGAAAGCGCAAAGGTCTTGGGTTCCGTGATCGGCGGATTCAAGGACTGGCAAAAGTCATCCCAAAGCCGCAGCGCGAAAAGCCAAAAGCGCTTGGAAGCAGCACTAACCCCCGATGGAGTGCCATCCAGGGTGACGACTGCGCCGAGCGCCGACGATGAATTTGCTGCCGGTTTCTATAGCGTCCGGCAGCGGTAAAAATCAGGAGCTTCAGAAATGAGCCAATTTACTTACTCGAATCCGCAAGGGCGGATTAACAAGATCAAGGGCGAAATCCTCGCCCACGCCATCGCCGTCGAAGTCCTCGGCATCACCGGCCAGCAGCGCCAAGCGCCCAAAAATCAGGGCAAGACGGTCGTCTATCGTCGCTACCTGCCCTTCGGTGCTGCGGCGACCAACTACAACACCATCAACCGCCCGCTTGTGGATGTCAATTCGCACGAGCTGACCGAAGGTGTGACCCCGAGCGCCGATAGCCTTGTCCCGCAGGACATCACGGTGACGCTCAAGCAATATGGCTGCTTGTATGAGCTGACCGACCAGGTTGTCGACACCTACGAGGACGATGTAGCCTCGGAGATGAAGCAACTGTGCGGCGAGCGCGTCGGCCTGCTGCGCGAGATGATCCGCTACGGCACCTTCAAGGCCGGTTCGAACGCCTACTACGCGGGCGGTTCTTCGCGTGGCACCGTGGCTGACAAGCTGACGCTGAACCTGATCCGTAAGATCAGCCGCAACCTGCAAGCCAACCACGCCAAGCGCATCACCTCGATCCTCGCTCCGTCGCCGAACATCAGCACGAAGCCTGTCGAAGCGGGCTATCTCGTCTTCTGCCATTCGGACGTTGAAAGCGACATCCGTAACATCGCCGGCTTCACGTCGGTCGCGCAGTACGGTTCGCGCAAGCCGATGCACGAGCAGGAAATCGGCAGCGTTGAAAACTACCGCTTCATCGTGTCGCCGGAACTCGCGCCGTACCTGAACTCCGGTGCTGCCGTGGGTTCGACGGGTCTGGTCGCTTCGACCACTAACGTTGATGTCTATCCGGTGATCGTGTGCGGTGAAAACGCCTGGGGCCAAGTGGCGCTGCGCGGTTCGGATTCGCTCGACCCGACCTACATCCCGCCGAACCAGAAGGACAAGAGCGACCCGCTCGGCCAGCGCGGTTTCATCGGTGCCAAGTTCTACATGAACGCCACCATCTTGAACGACGGTTGGATGGCGATTGCCGAAGTCGGCGTGACCGCACTGTAACGAATCTGACGGGGGCTACGGCCCCCGCTTCCATTCAGGAGAAAGCAAATGGCTGACAACACTGCGGGCCAAACCCGCGCCCAATCCGCTGACCAGGGCACCGCGCAATTCGGTGCTGGTTCGGTTGTCTATGACGCGACCGCTATCGTCGCCGCAGACTCGACCCGCATCGAGACCGGCTTCAAGCCGCGCTACGTCGTGTGGATCAACGCCACCGACCGTACTCGCATTGAGTGGTTCGAGGGCATGGCGGCGAACAACTGTATCAAGACCGCTGCGGCGGGCGCAGTGACGCTCGAAACCACCAACGGCGGCATCACCGTTGATGAACGTGGCTTCCGTGTCCTTCAAAACGCCACGCTGGCCGCGATCCTCGCCAGCAAAACCTGCTACTGGCAGGCGCGCGGTTAAGTCTCAACAACTTCAACCCACAACCCCGCTTCGGCGGGGTTTTTCATTTCTGGAGCCGTAAAGATGGCACGACGCCCTATGGTCGACACGACCAACGAATACCTTGGCAAAGAGAGCCAGTTCAACATCGACGAGATCGGCTCCGGTTCGCCTGACATCGAAGTGGTGGATCGCGTCTTGTCCGACGACAAGTTCGCTGAAGAAGCCTTCATGCGCGAGATGGTCAATATCACCGTACATGACTCGACCGAAGAAATCGAAGAACCGCTGGTGCAAGTCTCGGTGAATGGCATCAACCAGTTCATTCGCCGGGGTTATCCGCAGGACGTGCGCCGCTGCTATGTCGAGCGCTTGGCGCGGATGAAGAAAACCACGTTCAACCAGACGCTGGATGAGCGCAAGGGCGAAGCCGAGTTCAACCGGCTGCGTAGCCACCATGCGCTGCGCTATCCGTTCTCGGTCAATCACGACCCGAACCCGAAGGGTCCGGCGTGGCTGCGTAACATTCTTGCCGAGCGCACCTAATCATGACGCTCGCGGAACTGATCGCGGCGTATCGGGCGGAATCGTTCGATAGCGTCAAACCCTACTTTGTGCCGGATGGGTTGGCGACACTCTACGCCAACGAGGCACAGGTTGAAGCGGTGCGCCGGTCGGTTCCGCTGCGTGACTCGTCGCTTACCGCCTCTGTGTCGGCAGGGGAGCCGGTTGTTCTGCTGGACAAGAAGGTGCTGCGCATCATCCGCGCCCGCCTGAAAAGCCAAGCGCGCCCCCTTGAGTTCTTGACGATCTATGAACTGGACCGGGGCACCTCCGCATGGGAAACCATGACCGGCATTCCTCGGGTACTCGTGACGGACTACCAGCACGGCGCGGTGCGGCTGTGGCCGAAGCCGATCCGCGACGAGGAATTGCTGCTTACCGTCGAGCGCCTGCCGGTGAAGATGGAAGCGGACACCGACGAGCCGGAAATTCGAGAAGAACACCATCGCTCGTTGGTGAATTGGATGCTCTACCGGGCGTATTCGCGGCAGGACGCCGATATGTTTGACCCGAACAAGGCCGCGATTGCGCTGCGTCAGTTTGAGTCTGAGTTCGGTGCTCGGGTCAGTGCCCGCAACGAAGAATGGATGCGGCAGCGTCATGTCACCGACGCCGCCCCGCTTGGATGATGAATTCGTCCGAGTTAATCGAGGCCGCTGTTGCGACAGCAGGCGGATTAGGCGCGCTTGTCCTCATTGGTAAGTGGATTCTGCGGCAAGCCATCGAGGCAAAAGGCGATGTCGCACGCAACAGCATCATCACTGACCTTCGGGAAGACATCGACCGCCTGAGAGAAAACGAGCGGCGCATGGAGTCTCGTATCGAGGCGATGGAATCCAAGCTCACCCATCTGGTGAATCGCCTGGTCACGGTGCGAGGGCATGCGCTATTTGCGCATCAAGTCGCCACGAAGTTTGACCCGATCACCGGCGAGCCTCGTCAGCACGTGATCGACACGCTGACTCTGATTATCAAGGACGAGTGAGATGACCGAAACTGAAATTCTGGCACGCACGATCTACGGTGAGGCGAAAGCCAACGACATCGAAGATGCTACGGCAATTGCCTGCGTAATCCTCAACCGGGTCAATTACCGCAACTGGCCGGGAAACGTCGCTGATGTATGCCTGCAGCCGCTGCAGTTCTCCGTGTGGAACGAAGGCGATCTAGGCCGTCCGCGCATGCTCCGCGCGCAGCGAGGCGATGCGTGGTTCGACAAATGTTGGGCAGTCGCAGAACAGGCGCTGACCAGTGCTTTGGTCGATAAGACCCGTACCGCCACGCACTACCACACGCGCGCCGTCAAGCCGCGATGGTCGAAGGGCAAGCTGCCCTGCTACGAAACGCCGGGGCATCTGTACTTCAACAACATCGACACGCCTGCACCGAAGAACGCCGCCGAGGCGCTGGCAATTGAACGCCCGCTGGCGACTACCCGCTCTGTTATCGGTGGCGTGGTGGCAGGCGCGGCAACTGTGGCTGGTGTTGTGGTTTCCCCAGACTCTCCCGTCACCGCGCAGGACGTACAGACAATCTCTCAAGTCGCATCGGCTTTTGGTCTGACCGCGCTCTCCACCTTGCTCCCGCACGTTGTTGCCTTGGCGGGCGTGGCGTACTCGATCTGGGCGCGCATCGACGACCGTAACAAGGGGCTGAGATGAGCCCGCATCGCGTCATCGACATGGACAAGTGGAGGCAAATCCACCTGCGCCCGGTGAGCTGGTACGGCGTGTTCTACGCATTTCATTCGGCCAATTGGCGAATCCTGCGTGCCTGGATGGAGTTGTGGCGATGAACTGCTTTTCGTACGCGCTCGACCGCTGGCACAAGGAAGGTGGTGCGCTGGAGTTCGTCCTCTCGAAGCACTGGGGCATGCCCCACGTGCTGCACCGCGCGCAGGACGGGACGGTGACTCACTACGTGCCGCCGCGTCGTCTGGATAAGCCCGCAAAAAGCGTCTTCGGCTTTGAGGGCGAGGTTCATGTCGGGGACAGTGTAAAGCGAGGTCCGATGCCGATCCGTGGGATCGCCATTGGCGGGCTGATCCTCGCCGCGAGCGTCATTGCATGGGCGATTCACCGCTCAATTTTCGGGGTGAAGTCGTGATTCTCCAAAAATTAAACCTCGTGATCCGCAAAGGTGCGACCGTCCGCATCCCGATTCGTATTGAGTCAGGCGAGTGGGACTACGCGCAAATCACGACCATTGAGAACACTGCGCCGGTTCGCATCACTGCGCCAAGTCACGGCATCCCTGATGGATGGCGCGCAGCGGTGATGAACGCGAAAGGGCTGGTCGATCTGAACGCGGAGAACAACCCGCCGAAAGATGCCGAGCTTCGCAAGATCACACGCATCGACGGCAATACGGTCGAGATTAACGACATCAACGCAGCCGGCTTCAAGGCTCACGTCGAGAACACCGGGCAACTGGCGTTTCGCAAACCGTTGATCCTGTCGAGCTACGTGTCCGCGCGCATGGATGTGAAAGACAAAATCGACGGCACCGTGATTGCGACGTTCAAGACGCAGGACGGCACGCTCGAAATCGACCTCGCAAGCGATGCGATCTGGCTGAGTCTCACGCCTGTT